AAGCGGCTATTCGGCACGCTGAGAACGGGGCAGTTAACGGCCCGTGAAGGGGGTGCTAAGTGAGTCGAGCGAAGGCCCCGGACATGCGAACCGGGAACGCCAACAACGCCGCCACGGCTGAGCCTGCCCCCGTTGTGTACGAAGGCCGTGCGCCCCGTGTGCCTGCCCACTTGAGGGCGACCGGCAAGGACGTGTGGCGAAACGTGTGGTCAGCGGGCATGGGCGCCTACTCCCCCGACACTGACCGGAACGTGATCTTGCGTTACTGCGAGCTTCACGACCGGCGCGCTGACTTGCTTGCCCTTGTCGCTCAGGACGGCTTCATGTCTGAGGGCTACAACGGTCAGCCCGTGGCGCACCCGATGCTTCGCTACGTCGAGTCGACGGAGAAGGAACTCCGCTCGATTGAAACGGCGATCGGCTTCACGCCTGAGTCGCGCTTGCGCCTGGGCATTGTGGCCGCTGAGGCGCGGAAGGTGTCGGCGGGTCCTGAAGACTTCTGAGGGGCCCCAGGGTTTCCCCCGGGGCTTCTCCCCTGCCCGATGCCTAGCGCTTGCTGAACGGGGCGTATACGGCGCGGGTGGCTTCGTGGTTCGCGCGCTTCAGCGCCTTCGGGTCGCGGTGCGTCTTCACGGTCTCGCCCTTGTTGCGCATCTCTCCGAAGTCGAATCCGACGAGCCGGAAGCCGTACACGCCCCGCTCCCAGTCGCGCGCCCAGGCGCCGGAAACCTCAACCCACTCGCTCACCTGTCGCGACGGGCTCAGAAGCTTGCCAGTGCGCACGCTGTACCCGGCACGCATGGTGTACGTGTGCCAGACGTAGTCACCTTCGCGAAGCTCTTCAACCGGGGTGTCGACTCCGGCGGCTTCGTCCCGCTTCATTCGGTCGTACTTCTCGCCGGGGGTCTCGACGGGGGCCGCGACAAGGAAGGCTTCCCAGCACTGAGCGTCTGCCGCTGCCATCTCCAGCGTGTAGTAAGCCGGGGTCGTGTACTTCGTGCCGTCGGCAAGGGTGACCTTGACTATCCAACGACCGTCCGCGACCTGGGAGAAGAACCGGTTCGTGGTGCGGGGGGCGAGTCGCTCAGTCATTTCCGGGGCTCCGTTTCGCTTGCTTCGTTCTTACAGAACGAAGCCTAGCATACCTACTCACGTGAGTAGGCACTTTCACTGAACTTTCTGGGGGTGACCGGTGACGCTCGACCCGGTCATTGCCCGGCATATACCCGACGACGCCCCGTTCCCCAGTGAGGGTTACCGCGTGGCGAAGTGGATTGAAGAGTTTTGCTACCTGACAGGATCGTTCGCCGGTCAGAAGTTTCGGCTTCTCCCGTGGCAGCGAACCCTTCTGGTCGACGCGTACGAACTGACTCAGGACACCTTCGGCAGGTGGCGCCGGAAGCATCGGACCGTTTGTGTGTGCGTCGCGCGCAAGAACGGGAAGAGCACGATTGCCGCCGCGATCATGCTGTACCACCTGATCGCCGACCGGGCGGATTCACAGCGTCAGATCATCGCCGCTGCCAACGACCGTAATCAGGCGCGAATGGTCTTCGACTCCGCGAAGCAAATGGTTAACGCTTCGCCGAAGCTGAGCGCCGTGTGTGACGTTCAGCGCGACGTGATCCGGTACAAGGACAACACTTACCGGGTCGTGTCGGCGGACGCCGGAAGGCAACAGGGTTTGAACCCTGCCGCTGTCTCGCTCGATGAGTACGCGTTCAGCAAGCACAGCGATCTTTTCGACGCGCTCACGCTGGGCAGTGCGGCACGTAATCAGCCTATGTTCTTGATCATCTCGACGGCTGGACCTGATCCGGACGGACCCTTTGCGCAACTGTGCGAACAGGGCGAGCGGGTCAACTCCGGTGAGGCTGACGACCCGACCCTGTTCTACCGATCCTGGGGGCCGAAGTCCGGTGAGACTGTCGACCACCTTGACCCCGAAGTCTGGGCGCGCTGCAATCCGTCGTTCGAGATTCTGAATCCCGACGACTTCAAGGCAGCGGCACAGCGGAGCACCGAAGCGAGCTTCCGGATCTACCGGCTTTCGCAGTTCGTGCGCGGCGCGTCTACATGGTTGCCGCACGGGCTTTGGGATTCGCTCGCCCAGGACGACGACCCGCTTGAGCCGGGTGACGAAGTCGTTCTTGGATTCGACGGGTCATGGAAGGGCGACAGTACGGCGCTTGTGTGCTGCCGCCTTCGCGACCTGAAGGTGTTCGTCCTGGGTCACTGGGAAGCCCCTGCCGACGACATTCATTGGCGCGTGCCGATGGCTGACGTTCGTGACGCCCTGGGCGAAGCGCTGGACGTGTACCGGGTGCGCAACCTTGTTGCCGACCCGTACCGCTGGGAGGAGACGCTAGACAACCTTGAAGCCGACGGCTTCCCGGTTGAGGCGTTCCCGACCAACTCACTGAAGCGAATGATTCCGGCGACTCAGGCCGTGTACGACGCGTGCCGCGACGGACGGTTGAGCCACGACGGCAACCCGTCCCTTGCCCGGCACATCGGTAACGCCGTCCTGAAGGAAGACAAGAACGGCGCCCGGGTGACGAAGGAATACGCCGCTTCCCGCCGGAAGATCGACCTTGCTATTGCCATGATTCTGGCCGTTCACGGCGCGATCATGTGGCGCGAAGACAACGGCGTCCACACGAACACGGCGATTCTCGCCACGTGGGAAGGCGCCGACGGAGCCGTGTTCAACGCCGGTCTTCCCGGTACGGACGAGTGGCTTTCCGACTACTGACCAACCTACTCACGTGAGTAGCCAACCGACCCGAAGGGGGCACTGTGGGTTTCTGGTCTGCGCTCTTCGGGCGGGGCGAATCCGTGGCGCTTGAACGCGCATGGGAACCGTACGACCCGGACCTGTACAACCTGGGCATGACGTCGGCTTCCGGCGAGCGGGTCACTCCGCATGAGGCGCTTCAGGTGTCCGCTGTCTTTGGTTGCGTCCGGCTTCTGTCGGAAACGATCGCCACGCTTCCCGTGTCGTCGTTCAGCAAGCGGGGCGGTGTGCGTCGGGAAATTACTTCGCCTGAATGGCTTGAGTACCCGAACGCCGAGCCGGGCGGCATGGGTCGCATTGACATCCTGTCTCAGACGGTGCTTTCGCTTCTCCTTCAGGGCAACGCATTTCTTGCTGTGCGCTGGGCGGGACCGAACATTGCCGGGCTTGATGTTCTCGACCCGACGAAGATCAACGTCCACATGATCATGGTTGACGGCCTACGCCGGAAGGTGTTCGAGGCTTTCGACATTGACGACGACGGCAACGAAGTGTTGCTTGGCTGGTTCACGCCGCGCGACGTTCTTCACATTCCCGGGATGATGCTTCCGGGTGAGTTCGTTGGTTGCTCGCCGATCACGTACGCGCGCGAGTCGATCGGGCTTGCGCTGAGTGCGCAGAAGTACGGCAGCAAGTTCTTTGCGAACGGCGCAATGCCGGGTGCCGTCGTTGAGGTGCCTGGGTCGATGTCCGAAGACGGGCTTGCGCGTGCGCGTGACGCATGGCGTGCCGCTAACTCCGGCGTCGACAATGCGCACCGGGTAGCGCTTCTCACTGAAGGTGCGAAGTTCAGCAAGGTCGCCATGTCGCCCGACGAAGCTCAGTTCCTTCAGACTCGTCAGTTTCAGGTTCCGGAGATTGCGCGCATATTCGGCGTGCCGCCGCACCTGATCAGCGACGCGACGAATTCGACTTCGTGGGGCAGCGGACTCGCCGAACAGAACATTGCGTTCAGCATGTTCAGCCTTCGTCCGTGGCTTGAGCGCATTGAGGCTGGGTTTAACCGGCTTCTCTTCGCCGAGACAGCGGACCGCATGAAGTTCGTCAAGTTCAACCTTGATGAGATCAAGCGGGGTGCGCCGAAGGAACGCATGGAACTTTGGGCGACGGGCCTTATGAACGGCATCTACAGCATTGACGAAGTGCGCGCCGCTGAGGATATGCCGCCCCTTCCTGACGGCCTGGGCGAGTCGTACCGGGTGCCGCTGAACCTGAGCGAAGTTGGCGAAGAGCCGACACCCGATCCGGCGCCTACTCCCCCAGCCATCGAACCAGCGGCCGAAGAGCCGACCGACACGCCGGACGAAGAGCCGGTTGACGAAGGGGAACCTACGGATGACAGCGACGCGTGAGCGTCGGTTTGCAGTCGGCACCCTTGAAGAGCGCGCGTCTAAGGACGGGCGCATTTCTATGCGCGGGTACGCGTACCGGTTCAACGAACTGAGTCACGACCTGGGCGGCTTCCGTGAACGCATCGTTCCTGGGGCTGGGGCGCCGTCACTGCGACAGAACGACGTATACGCCACGTTCAATCACGACACGGCAAGCCTTCTCGGCCGAACGTCGAGCGGCACGCTGCGAGTTGGCGAAGACCGTGAAGGCGCATGGTACGAAGTCGACCTTCCTGACACGACCGTTGGTCGCGACGTCGCTGAGCTTCTGAAGCGGGGCGACCTTCGCGGGTCGTCCTTCACCTTCCGGGTGCTCGACGGCGGACAGCGACGGGCGGACGAAGACGACCCGGACACGGGCCTTCCCGTTCGTGAGATCACGGCCATGGATGTTGTCGAGTTGGGCCCGGTTGTGAACCCTGCCTACCCGACAACTCAGGCTTCCCTTCGCTCCATTGGGGACGCGCTAGGCATCGAGCTTCGCGCCGAGACGGACGAAGACGACCCGGCGGACGGCGAAGAGCCGGAGCCGGAAGACGACGACAACCCGGACAACGTCACCGACGAAGAGCCGGATTCCACCAAGAACGCGCGTGCACTTGTCCGCGCTCTTTTCAAGTAAGGGGTTGCATATGGACGCGACTACTCTGGGCGCGAACTTTGAGGCGCGCGAGAAGGCCACGGCGGAGCTTCGGGCACTGACCGATGAGTTCGCCGGTAAGGACATGTCCGCTGAGGCGCGCGAGAAGGAGACGCGTCTACTCACTGCTGTCGCCGACTTTGACGGTCGGATCAAGCGCGGCATTGAGGCGATTCAGGCGACCGACGCTGTCACTTCGCTTCTGTCCGGCCTTCAGGGTTCCGGCTCCGGCAAGCGTTCCGCCGACGTTGACGACGCTGCGACTCTTCGCGCGGGCAACATGGGTGAGGCTCGATCCTTTGAGTTCGCCCCTGAGAAGCGCGCGGGCGTCAAGGCCGACAACCCGAACGTCCTGAGCCGGACCCTTTACGGCCAGCTCATCGCTCAGGCCGTCGAGCGTTCCGCTGTCATGCGCGGTGGGGCGACGACCTTCAGCACTTCCGACGCCAACCCGATTGACTTCACGGTTGTCACTGGTCGGTCGACTGCCGGAATCGTCGGTGAGACTTCGCCGATTCCTGAGTCGTACCCGTCGACCACCCAGCGGAGCATGGGCGGCTTCAAGTACGGCTTCGCGTCTGTCGTGTCGTACGAGTTCGCGACCGATCAGGTTCTTGACCTTGTCGGCTTCCTGGTGGGCGATGCCGGTCCGGCGATTGGCGACGTCATGGCGCGCCACTTCCTGACCGGTACCGGCACGGGTCAGCCGCGCGGACTGATCACCGACGCTTCTCCGGCCACTGCCGCATTCCTTGCGAGCGACACGGACGGCAAGGTTTCCGACGCGCTGATTGACCTGTTCTACGAACTGCCTTCGTCCTACCGGGGCAACGCGAAGTTCGTTGTCAGCGACAAGGTTGCCGCTCAGATGCGGAAGCTGAAGGACGCGAACGGTCAGTACCTGTGGCAGTCGGCACTCACCGCCGGTAACCCGGACCTGTTCAACGGCAAGCCGGTTCTCACCGACGACGGCATTCCCGACGACAAGGTTCTGTTTGCGGACCTGAGCAAGTACCGCATTCGCTTCGCCGGTTCGCTGCGCGTCGACCGTTCGGTTGACGCGAAGTTTGACACCGATCAGATCGTGTACCGATTCCTTCAGCGTGCGGACGGCCTTCTCGTCGACCAGCGTTCCGCGAAGGTTCTGACTGTCGGCGCCGGAGTCTGATCTAGCCCGGTTGTACGGGCGCTCAGCGTACTCACGTGAGTAGGTTGGGCGCCCGGCCCCGGGTCCCCAGGAAGGGGGCACAGCGTGGCGTACGCAGCCATTGAAGAGCTTCGCGCGCTCGACGGGTTGGAAGACTCGTCCCTGTTCACTGATGAGCTTCTGTCGGACGCTATCGACTTCGCCGTTGAGACGGTTGAGGTGTACACGGGTCAGAAGTGGGACACGGTGGATAACCCGACTCCGGAAACGATCCGTTGGTGTGTGCGCACTCTCGCCCGGCAATACGTGCTTGACCATGTGTCGCGCATTCCTGATCGGGCGCTTCAGCTTCAGTCTGAGTTCGGCTCGATTCAGCTTGCCCAGGCTGGGGGAAGTTGGCGCCCGACGTCGCTGCCGGAAGTGAACGCGAAGCTGAATCTGTACCGGGTGCGACTCCCGTTCATCTTCATGTGAGGGGGCGTACGTGGCACTGATCTTTGATGCGAAGGTTGCCCTGTTCGGCGCGGTGAAGGCAGCGATGCCGGGCGGCGTTCAGGTCACCTTCGCTGAGACGGGTGACAACACCCGACGCAAGTCTGTGTGGCTGGGCGCCACGACTGACGACGACCTTGCCCCAGCCGCTATGCGCTCCGGGCCGAAGCCGACGAACGTGACTGGGTACGTAGAAGTTCACGCCGTTGTGCTGACGCCCGGCGACCCGATCAACGCTGAGCGTTCCGTGTATGAGATTCGGGACGCGGTGAAGACGGCGTGCGTTGCGCTGAACGCCAACCTAGCGGCCGTTCCCGGGTTGCTCGACGTACGGGCTGAGTCGGCAACGGTTGAGTCCACTGAGACAACTGACGGCGCCTATGCGGCGCTGACCCTTCGCGTCCGGGTTCGTGGACGCGTCTACCAGTAAGGGGGCGCACGGTGGCGCTTGACGCAAGTATTGGCATTGGGCAGGAAGCCGGATACGGCACGCTGTCTGACGTCGTTGAGGGATACGAAGGCCACGCTGATTCGTGGAAGACGACCCGCGAGTTCATTGAGTCGGTTGGGTTCCGCGCGGGAATGCAGACAGCGCGCGCCGACCGCCGCAACATCGTGAACATGGGTGGCGAAGGCGAACTTGAGATTGATCTACTCGACGCCGGAGCCGGGTCCCTTCTGTCGGCGGCGTTCGACAAGACGACCGTCACTGACACGGGCGGCGTGAAGACGACCGTTCTTGAGACTTCGGATGTGTCGGGCGCCCCTTCGTTCTCGGCTCAGATGGTTCGCCCTGGGACCGACGGCAGCAAGGTCGCTTACAAGCACGTCGGGTGTGTGGCAACCGAGTGGTCACTGACTGCTGAGGTTGAGTCGGCGGTAACGCTGACTGTCACGTTCGACTTTCAGGACGTCACGCACACGTCGGACGTCGCGGGCATTGTGTCGCCGACGTACCCGCTTGAGGCGTTCCCGTACGACTGGACGCGCACTAGCGTTGTCCTGAAGCGCGGCGGCGTGTCGGTTCCGTTCGATGCCACTTCGGTTGAACTGACCGGCGAGCTTGGCATGAAGGTTGACCGGCGTTTCCTTCGCGGCAATGAGCTGAAGAAGAAGCCGGTTCGCAACGCTGTGCCGACGTATGAAGGCACCCTTGAAGGCGAGTTCTCGGCGGAGTCGCTGAAGCTGTATGAAGCCTTCATTGCTGGTGAGGTTTGCGCGTTTGAGGTGACCTTTGCTGGGCTTGCCGTCGGCTCTTCGCTGAGGATCGAGTGCCCGGCGATTCAGTTCACGGGCGAGTCCCCTGAGGCAGCGACCGACGAAGTCACCGTTCACAACCTGCCCTTCCGTGTGCTCGACCCGGGCGACGGTACGGCAGCGATCAAGGCCACTTACGTTGAGCCTGGGTCGGCGGACGTGCCGTAATGGCTCAGCGTTCCGCGTACACGATCCGGGTTGAAGGACTTCGTGAGCTTCAGCGGAACGTGCGCACGCTTCGTGACAGGGAACTGAACAAGGCTGTGCGGCTTGCCAATAAGGCGAGTGGCGAAGTCCTGATTCCTCAGGCGAAGCACGAAAGCCCGGACGGGCGACGGGATGCGAAGTCATCCAAGAAATACCGTCCGGGCAAGCTCGACAAGTCCATTAAGGTCACGGCTTCCGCGAAGGGTGCCGTCATCAAGGCGGGTAGCGCGTCGCGCGTCCCCTATGCCGCTGCCATTCACTTCGGTTACCGGAAGCGAAACATTCGCCCGAACCGATTCCTTTTCCGTGCCATGGCCCGTAAGTCGGACGTCGTGGCAGCAACGTACGAACGCCGCATTGAAGCCGTCGTTCGCCAATTCTTGGAGAGTAACCGTGCCGGTTAAGAAGCCCGTTCCCGCTGTCCCGACTGACATGCCCGACGTCGTTGACCTGAAGCTTGACAGCCTCACCATCGACGAGATTGACGCGATTGAGGAGATTACCGGTCAGCCGCTCGACGCGCTGAACAAGGCCGGTACCCGTCGCGCTCCGATGCTGAAGGCCATGGCGTACGTGTCCATGAAGCGGAAGTATCCGGACTTCACCATTGAGGACGCTGGGCGCCTTCGTATCAACCTGAAGGGGAAGGGCAAGCCGGACCCTACCGAAGCCAACGCGTGATTGCTTGCGCACGTCTGATCGGTCACTTTCGCGGGCTGACATGGTCGGACGTGCGCGGCATGGAACTTCGGGACTTCAACGCGTTGGTTGAACAGATGGCTGAAGACATTGAGGCTGAGCGCAAGGACGTAAAGCGCGCCGGTCGCGGACGAAGCGGCGGCAGCGGTAGCGCAAGCGGTAATGAGCGACGCACGCCGGTCATGACTTAGGGGGTGCGGAATGGCTCGACCGATTCAGGTCACGATCATGGGCGACGCTGAACAGTTGTCGCAGACACTTGACGAAGTGTCCGACGAGATTAGTTCGTTCGGCGAGACGGCGAAGGGGCTTGCCCTTGTCGCGGGTGGCGCGATCGCTATGGGCCTGGGTGCCGGTATCGCGTCGGCGCTTGAGAAGGAAGCCGGGACGGATGTTCTGACGGCACAGTTGGGCGCGTCCCCCGCTGAGGCGAAGCGCCTGGGTGAAGCGGCCGGTGCCGTGTACTCAGCCGGTTACGGCGAATCTGTGGCCGACGCGAACGAAGCGCTAAAGGGACTGTGGCAGCAAGGTCTAGTTCCGGCGGGTGCCACGGCTGACGAAATGGCGAACATCTCGAAGAAGGCTATGGACGTCGCTACGGTCCTGGGCGATGAGGTCGGCCCTACGTCGAATGCCGTCGGGCAAATGCTCAAGACCGGCATGGCGAAGAATGCGGACGAAGCCTTTGACATTCTCGTCCGGGGCGCCCAGGAAGGTGCGAACAAGTCGGAAGACTTGCTTGACACGTTCAATGAATACGGCGTGCAGTTCAAGGGAATTGGCCTTGACGGGAAAACGGCCATGGGTCTTCTGTCCCAGGGTCTTCAGGCAGGCGCGCGGGACGGTGACCTTGTCGCTGACTCGCTGAAAGAATTCGGCCTGATCGTTCGTGCGGGTGGCGACGAAGTCAATGCGGCGTACAAGTCCATGGGGCTCAGCGGCGCCGACATGACGAAGGCCATTGCCCAGGGTGGACCGGCAGCGAAGGCAGCGCTAGACCAGACTCTTGACGGGCTCCGGCAGATCAAGGACCCGGCGGAGCGAAGCGCAACGGCCGTCACGCTCTTCGGCACTCAGGCTGAGGACATGCAAGACGCGCTCTTCGCGCTCGATCCGTCTTCGGCCGTTGACGCCCTGGGGAAGGTCGACGGCGCGGCAAAGTCGGCAGGCGAAACGATGCACGACAACGCAGCGAACAAGATGAAGGAATTCACGCGCGGCCTTCAGACAGGCTTCGTCGACTTCATCGGCGGGTCGGTAATCCCGATCATTGAGCGCTTCGCCCCGTTGGTTGCGGGCATCGGCACTGCTGTGCAGTCGGCGGCAATGTTCGTGTCCCAGCATCAAACGGCGTTCAGCATCCTTGCCGCTGTGATCGGGACGCTTCTCCTTCCGGCGCTGATTGCCTGGGGCGTTCAGTCAACGATCAACGCAGCGAAGGCCGTTGCTGCCTGGGTGACGTCGTCGGCAACGGCAGTGCTCGAATCCACGAAGCAAGCCCTAGCTCACGCGCGGGTCGTTGCCGGGTGGATTGCGTCGGGTGCGCAAGCTGCGGTGAATGCGGCAAGGGTCGTCGCGGGCTGGGTCCTTATGGGCGCTCAGGCGATGCTTCAGGGTGCGCGTATGGCCGCTGCGTGGCTTCTCGCCATGGGTCCCATTCCGATCATCATTGCCCTTGTCGTCGGCCTTGTGGTGCTGATCGTTGCCAACTGGGACACGATCAAGGAAAAGACCGTTGCCGTGTTCCAGTGGGTTTGGGACTGGATCAAGAAAATCTTCAACTGGCTGAAGGACCTGTTCCTGAACTTCACCGGTCCGGGCCTGATCATTAAGCATTGGGACACGATCGTTGCCAAGACGAAGAGCGCCTTCAACTGGGTCAAGAACCTAGCCAAGGATGCGCTAGACGCCGTCGTGAACTTCGTGAAGTCGCTGCCCGGTCGAATCCTTTCGGCGGGTGCTCGACTTCTCAGCGCGGCAAAGTCCCTGGGCGGGTACGTCATTGACGGCATCAAGAACGGGCTTTCCAAGCTGGGCGGCTTCGCGTCGTCGCTTGCTTCCGCTGTAGGCCGTGCGGCGAAGGGCGCGATTAACGGTGTGATCGATCTTCTCAACTGGGCTATCCCGAACAAACTGGGTTGGGGAAAGCTGAGCATCGACCTGCCGGACAACCCGATTCCGAAGATTCGCGCCATGGGTGGCCCGGCTTCCGGGTGGACCCGTGTTGGCGAGCGTGGCCCGGAAGATGTGTTCTTGCCGAATGGCTCGACGGTTCGCCCGAACCATGCGCTGAGCGGCAATGGCGGCGTCACGGTGAACGTTCAGACGAACGCCGACCCGTTTGCCATTGGTCGTGAAGTGGCCTGGGCGCTGCGGACGAACCCGGCTTAATCGAGCCTACTCACGTGAGTAGGTAGGCGCCCTCAGTCAACACGGCTGGGGGCGCCCCTGTTTCCCCTGAAGGGAGTAACCCAGTGGCGCAACTGAGCGACTGGACATGTGAGTTCAACGGGCTTGTCATGGGCGTACCTGATTCGGCAATCTCGATCGTTGGCGTTGACGGGCTTCTGTCGCTGCCCGATGTTCGGTCGTCGGACCTGACCCTTGTTCAGCGTGACGGGCTTTGGGCTGGGCGCGACTACCTGAACGGCCGCACGGTGACCATGACGCTTGAGGTTTACGGCTCGACCCGGGGCGAGTTCACGGAAGCCCTGAACGCCCTTCAGGCGGCTTTGCGACCGGGTATTGATGAGTTGCCCTTCCGGTTCCGTTTCCCGGGCGCTGCGGCCGATCAGACGGCTTACGTCATGGCCCGTGTGCGGAAGCGAAGCGCGCCCCTTGACCTGAACTTCGCGTATCTCACGTGCAACATGGTGGTTGAGTTCTTCTCGACGTCGCCTTTCATCGTTGGCGACGCGCCCCGCAATGTGTCCGTGAAGAGCTTCAAGCGCGAGAAGGCACCAACTGGGCTTGTCCTTCCGGCCGTTGTGCCGTGGCAGATCGAAGGGCAGGGTCCTGCACCCGCTGACCCGGTCACCCGGTTCACTCAGTTCGGCAGCGTTGAGGCGCGCCCGGTTGTCACGATCACGGACGGGGCTTCTCCGATCCTTGTGGACGACGTGACGGGCGAGTTCTTCGCGCTGGATTACGACGGCACGGTTGTCGTTGACTCCGCTGCCATGACGGTTACGAACGCCCAGGGTGGCGACGTGTCCGGCTTCATCAATGTCGGCTCTTCGTGGCCGGAGTACGGACCCGGCGAGCATCGTTTGAGGCTCCGGAGTCGAGACGAATACACGACGGCAACGGCCGATATCACGTGGTCGGATAGGTGGGTTTGATGAGTTCCTTTGCATGGTTTCAGGACGGCGTTGGATACGGCGCTTCGGAGCTGGCAACGTGGCAGGGTCTTTCGGCTCAGCGCGGCGGCTTCAAGAACGTCTTCGCGTCGGCTTCTGAATTCCTGGCCAATTCCAATCAGACGAACCGAACCGTGGCGATCGGCGCCGGTAACGTCCTTCTCGGCGGGGCGACTTCGGGTGCGTCGTGGGCATGGTCGTCGGGTGAGACTGTCGCTGTACCGACGGCATCTAACGACAACCCGCGTAAGGACCTGATCGTTGCCCGGCTTCTCACGTCGGCAGCGGACGGCAGCAACGGGCTTGCTATCGAGCTTGTTCAGGGCACGCCTGCCGCTAACCCTCAGGTTCCGGCTCGTCCCGAAGGCGCTGCCGCACTGTGCATTGTGAGCGTCCCGAAGGCCACGACGACGTTCACGCTTGAGGTGGTTCGGACGTCTGGCACGTACGCCGATCAGTGCGCCATGGCGAACGGGCACATGGCGATTGATTGGGCGGGTGTGCTGCCTTCTCCGGCGGCGTTCCCGGTCGGCTTCACGCTGTACGACTTCGGCACCAATCAGCGATGGGTGCGCCGGTCGGCAGGCGATTGGTTCACGTCGGACCCGGGCGCGTGGAAGCGTTGCACCCCTCAGAATGTGCAGGCTTCCGACGGCACGAACATCACGGTTACCGGTGATCTCTACATTCGCGAGTCGTCGAATGGGTGGGAGTTGTCGGGACAGCTCAACTTCTCCCCCAGCAAGGACGTCGGCAGGCTGGTGATTCCGGCGCTCATGCCCGCTGGGATTACTCGTCCGACTCAGAACACGTACGGGGCTTCAGGCCAGTCGTACGGGTCGAACAACTCCGGCGTCGGGCGCATTGCCCTTATGGCGAGCGGCACGGTTGAGTTCGGCGCGCATGAGTCCGTGTCGAGCGTCTACGTGAACGAGCAGTTCAGCAAGTCGCCGTGGAACGGGTGACCGACTCCCTTCATATAGGTAGGAGGTACGTCCATGACTGACTTCAAGGTCCTTCAGGTTGAGGCCGCGACCGGCAACGTTATTGCAACGTTGCCGGTCACCGGCATTGACTACAGCGAGACCCTGAACGCTGCGGGTACTTGCACGGTTGGTGTGCCGCTCGACGCTGCCGACCCGGACACGTTGGCGCCTGGGCGTTCGGCGCTTGTGGTGACGCGTGACGACGAACCCGACTGGGGCGGCATTCTGTGGACAGCTTCGGCGGATCTTGCCGGGGGGTTGCTGACCCTGAACGCGTCCGGGTGGCACAGCTACTACGCCGCGCGGTATCTCGACGCTGCGGGTGGGTACGACGGCAACAAGGATCAGGCGCTCCTACTGGGCGACTGGATTGAGTACGCGAACGCACACGGCGGCATCGGTACGGACACTTCCCGGCTCACGACGACCGGCAGGATTCGGGCGCGCAAGTGGGGCTTCAGCGAGTTCAAGAACATCGCCGACGCGATCAACGAACTTGCCGACGAAGACGGCGGATTCGACTTCAGGTACGAAACCTTTTGGGCGGACGCGAAGCGCACCCGGGTAGGCAACCGGCTGTTGAAGAACGCGCGCGTTTCGCTCACGTTCCCGACGCTGACCCATCGACTCGACGCCGACGTGTCCGCCGTAGCGTTCGACGGCAGCAAGCTAGCGAGCGAGGCAGTGGCGTTCGGCGCTGACATGGGTACCGGCGTGAAGCCGTACGCGATCACGTCGAATTGGCTTGAGGGACCGGCGCTGACTCAGGTCGTCACGTACGCGGACCTGAAGGCCACGGCTGAACTGATCCCGAAGTCGGCCGCGCTGGGTGCCGTTGGTCGGCAGGTGATTGCCATTCCGACGCTCGACCTTTACCCGGGTGTGTACGAGCCTTCGGCGTTCCTTCCTGGGGCGCACGGCACGGTGAACGTCGATTCCGGATATGTGCGCTTGCTGGAAGAGTTCGTCATTTCGGAGCGCCGAATTTCTGTAGACGTCAACGGCACGGAGACGGCCGCGCTGTCTCTTGCCAGTAAGGAAGTGTTCGTTAGTGGCGATTCAGGCTAATGCGTTGCCGCCTTCTCTTGTGGCGGAGCTGAACGAAATGAAGCGGCGTCTTGCCGCACTGGAGCGGAAGCCGAAGCTTGGCAGCGTGAATCAGCCGATGCCGTACGGGTCGTTTCAGTCGCCTTCGGTTGAGGGCGTGCAGGGTGAGCAGTACACGCACACGCTGGGCGTCATTAACTCGACGGGGCTGAATCAGCCCGTGCTTCTCTGCTCGGTTCCGTTTCACGCGCCGGTCGTGAACGGTGTCGTCGTCGATGTGTCCGTGACGCTGTGGTTGCGCGACATGGTGACCCAGGGCAAGTCAGCGGAAATCACGATCGACAAGAGCACCTATAACGGTGGCACGCGAACGATTACGTGGTCTTGGTTGCACCCCCAGCCGATCGGGTTTGAGGACCCGAACGAGTGGAAGGGCTTTGCCATCGACTACCGGGTGAACAAGCGGGTCACAGTCGACGGCGTTTCGTGGACTATGGGCATGGGCAACCCGCTTCTGATTACGGGTGTCCCCCAGGGCACGTACGTTGAGGAAACCACGGACGGCAACCCGCGCATCGACGGCAGTCTGACGCCGACCGATGGGGGCGCGCCGACATGGGTGAGCTAGCGGGTGTCGCTGAACTTGTCGGCGGAGCCTGCCTATTCCTGATCCTGGTTTATCGGCAGGTGAAGACCGGCGCGCGTGATGCGTGGCGGGAAGTGGCGGAGTCACAGACAGCGCTAGCGGAGTCTCAGGGGGCGCGCGCTGAAGCACTCGACGCCCAGGTGAAGACGCTGATTGCTGAAGTGCGTTCGCTGCGGCTCGAAAACGAAGCGCTTCGCATTGAAGTTGCGTCGCTGCGGCGCGAAAACATCGAACTTCGTGAGCACATTGACAACTTGATTGGGGGCACGCGTGGCAATTCCGAATGAGATTCCCACCGTTCGGGTAACGGGAACCTACCTGGGTTGGGATGGAAGGCCGCTGAAGGGAACGGTGACATTCACCGGTCCGGGCCTTGTCACCTTCGCTGAATCGGACGTGTTCATTGCGGGTGCCGTCGTGGCGTCGCTCGATGAGTCCGGGCAGATCATCGACGCCGACGGGAACATTGGCGTTCGCCTGCCCGCGACGGATGCGCCGAACATGAACCCTTCGGGGTGGACGTACGCCGTGAAGGAGAACCTGACCGGCGTTGTCGGCGCGCGCACGTATGCGATGGTGCTGCCGACGGACACGCTGAACAACGTGGTGGACCTTGCCGACGTCGCCCCGGCGAATCCGTCGACCCCGAACTATGTGGCCGTGCCGGGTCCCAGCGCGTACGAAGTTGCCGTTGCGGACGGCTTCACGGGCACTGAGGCGGAATGGCTCGACTCCCTTGAAGGTCCGACCGGGCCTCAGGGTGTGCAGGGCCCCCAGGGTGTGCAGGGCCCCCAGGGCGTTCAGGGCGTTCAGGGCGACGTTGGAGCAACCGGCGCGACGGGCCCGAAGGGCGACAAGGGCGACACGGGCGCAACCGGTCCTGAGGGGCCTCAGGGGCCTCAGGGTGAGCCGGGGCTTGACGGTACGGGGTCGGGCACGGTTACGGCCGTGAACGGCGTTGTGCCGGACGCTGGGGGCAACGTGCCGCTTGCCGCTGCCGACGTCGGGGCAATCGCCATTGCCGACAAGGGTGTTGCGTCGGGTGTTGCCACGCTGGGCACGGACGGCAAGGTTGAGGCTTCCCAGCTTCCGACGCTTGCCGACCCGAACGCCGTGACTTCGGTCAACGGTCAGTCGGGCCCGACGGTCACTCTCACCGCTGCCAACGTGGGGGCGCTCGCTACGTCAAGTCGCGGGTCAGCGTCGGGGGTTGCTGAGCTT